ATCTGCTCCTGTGGTATCGGCAGCGTGAAGCCGCCGCAGACCCCTCGGAGGTGGGCGACTATAGCCGCCTTAATTTGCTGTGCTGGCATTTCCATTTCGCCATGTCTCCTTGAGTGTCTTTACCACATCGCGCATTATCCTCTTCGCCGCCAGCGCGTACCCCGCGCGGGCTATCTCGCCAGAGCGGGTGTCGGTGCCTTTGCCAAAGCGGTTAAAGCGGATGATGTCTATTATCGTCGCCTTCGCCGTCGCGCCCGATGCAGCCTCCGTGATGCTGGATAGCGTCTCGGCCTTTTCGGGCGCGGTCTTCGCGCGTTTGGGCGCGTCCATGCCCAAAGCCCTGAACACGCCTATCCAGGACGCCTTAGACCATCCCTTTGCAATTCTCACCTTGTGGAGACTTCCCTCAAGGTCGCGCCCCGATTTCAGCACCCACTTCTTGCGCTTGGAACCGTCGGCGGCCTTGATGGTCTTGCGCTTGACCATGCGCTTGTGCAGGTAGTGGCGTTGGCCGTCCGCACCCTTGTACCAGTAGTAGTCGCTGCTGGACTTGACGGCGGTCGGCGTGGCCTTGTACGCCGCCTGCGCAAAGTCCCTGGATGCGTTGCGGATGACCTTCGCCATCGGCACTTTCTTCATCGCCGCATAGGTGGCGATTAGGTCTTTATTGTCAATGGCGATGTTCATGCCAGCGCGTCCCCCACGTGTATGCGGACGCATGCCGCCACCGCGTCTTCCTCAACTTCCAGCACTCGGTATTCCCGCCCCTGGAAGGTGATTTTGTCGGTGCGCGGCTCGGGGCGTTTGCCGTCCGCGAATTCGCCAGCGGGGACAAGCAGAGAAAAAGCATAGACCCCCGCCAGCCCCGCGTCCGTGTTGATGTCCTCGCGGCGCATGGTGGAGCGGCACCCGCGCAGGGTCTTCCCCTCCCACTCGAATGGGAGGTAAAGACCCGCCTGGCTTCGCAACAGCTGTTGCGCGCTCTGTCCTATGCGCGTCCAGTCCATGAGATTAGATGCTCAAGCTGTCAGAGCCGCTGTCGCTGTTGTCGTCGAAGACGCGGATGGTCTTGCGGAGTTCCGCGTTAAGCTCAATGAGCTGCACAAGGCCTTTTGCGTCAACGACGTTGCTGTCGGTGAAAGCATCCACCCACGATTCCATGCAGAACCTATCATCCTCTGAATCGGTAAACATGAAATAGACCACGCGCCCGAGTTGGATTTCCTCGGCGGGGTCTGCGTATTCGTCGGGCAGAACGGCGAGTGCGACACAATCCTTGTTCGCGCCCGTCACGCCAGCATAGCCGATTTCGTCCTTCATCGGCAGGACTTCATCCACGCCGAAGGCCGCTCCAAGCTGCGCCCAGCCGACGTTGCGGATGTCCTTGAGGTCGTAGGTGCCCACGCCCGTGGACTTCATGCGCTCGATAATGGTCTGGTTGTTCTTGAGGGCGACAAGGTTGCGGTTGGCTCCGACAAGGGCGACGCGCCCGATGCCGCAGTCGCGAAGCAGGCTAACGTTGGCGTCAATGGTGCCGACGGGGTCGGCGACGCCGCCGATTGCGCCAGACGCCTTGAAGAGCTTGGCGGCAGTCAATTTCTCAATCTCGTTGAAATATGCGCGCTTGGCAAGACGGCCAGCCGCAAGGTCGGCGTGCTCGTTGTCGAAGTAGCCCATGCGCTGCGTGTAGCCCATCTTCACGCGGGCGCGGACTTCGCCGCAGCTGAAAGTTACGTCGTTCGCGGCGATGACGTTCGCGCTAATCGCGCCCAGCGCGGCGGTGTCGCGGTTGAGCTGCGCGGAGATGTCGGATTTGTATTTCTGGTAGTACAAACGCCCTGCAATCTGGGGCTTGCCCAGCCAGGGGTAGATGCGTGTCCCGACGTAATCGGGATAGCTAACAGCCTGCGCCTCCAGGTCGGGTCTGCGGATGATTTCTCCAGCCATTGTGTGTTCCTCCGTGTTGTTGTTATCTGGTTTGATGTGCGTGCATGAATGCGTCAAATTCGGCCTTGTGCTCGGCTTTGAGCCTGCCGTATTCCCTGGCATATTCCACGTCGGTGAGCTTCCTCTCGTTGAGGGCATGGAGCATCGTCAGCCAGTCGGCCTTCGGCTGTGGCTGCGCCTGCGGCTTCGCGCTTGGCGTGTACTTCGCCACAAGTGCCTTGAGCGCGTCTAGCTCCTTTTTCAGCTCGTCGCACTCGCCGCGCAGCTTCTCGCATTCCGCCTTCCAGTCAACTTCGGGCGGTTGCTCTTCCTCTTTCCTGGTTTCTTCCTCGATGTCCTTCTTGATTTCCTCTGCGGGTTTTTCCTCGGTGGTCACGACCACCTCTTCCTCCGCCGTCGGCTCTTTGTTTTCCTCTGCCATGCTTGCCTCCAGTTTGTGTTGTTTGTATTGCGCAACTAGGGATAAAATCTGTTTTACGGCTCCAGTCTCCGTGTATCTCGCCAGCGCGGACGGCTGGCCGATGATTTCAGCCACAAGCCCGCACTCCTTCGCCTTCTGCGCGTCCAGCCAAAGCTCGCGCCCGCCGTCGAACGCCCCCTTGATTTCCTCGATGGGGAGGGTGGTCTTCTCGGCCAATGCGCGGATAACGCCCTCGTTGACAAGCTCCATCATTACCGCGTAGTCGCGGAGCTGCTGGGGGTTGCCGTCAAACACGCCTTGACAGCTGTGCCACATGAGCAAAGAATCCGCATAGGCGCGAACCGTGAAGCACGCTGGAAGCTTGGCGAGGATATTAGCCGCCGCGCTGGCGCACAGGCTTCCCAGAGTGCAAGTGTACTGCTTTTCTGGATGCCGTAGCGCGTATTCCGATATTGCCAGGCTCATCGCGTTGCTCTCCAGCACGTCGCCGCCAGGGCTGTCGATGTAGAGTTCCACGGTTCCATCCGACGCGTCCAGCGCGGCGCGCACGTCGGCGGCAATAGCCTCAAATCCGATTGTCCCTGCTATGCTAATTCTGCTCATTCTTCGTCTCCCTGCTTTGGTCGTCTGCGTCTCCGTCTGTCTCGACCCCCCCGTCGTTTTCGTCGAGCGGATGGTCAGCCATCGTCTCGCTTGATTCGTTGCCCGAAGGCGTGGCGAAGAAGGAGAGGTTGTCAAGGCCAAGGCCCTTGATGTACGCCTTCTCCTCCGCAAGCTGCTTGAGGTCGCGTTTCCAGTCGGAGCCCAAAATCTCCCTAAAAGTTGTCATTCCGTTCTTGAGTGCCAAATCATAGGTCTTCTGCTCCTTCTCGGGGTCTATTGAGATTGAGCGCGGCCAGTGCACGTCGTAGATTGCATGAGGCCACAAAACGCCCATCACATAGCCGATTACATCGTCTTCCAATAGTGCCTGGTCTTCCTCGAACGATTTCCAGGATATTTGCAGCTCGATTTCGCCACTGCTGTAGGAGTTGTCGGCGCGTCCTTTCGCCAGGCAGCTCATAATGCCAAGGGCCTTGCCGTTGGATATATCCAAGTTATCCAGCCAAGTCTGTATCTGCGGGCTTGGCCTCTGGGCGTTGGTGAGATTCTGAACCTCGCTACCCGCTGGAATGCTTGCAATGCTGGATTTCCCCGCGAACGCCTCGAAGGTCTTCTCATCGTGACCGTTCCCCATCCGTTCCAATTCCCCGATGTCCACGCCCGTGTCCCGCTGCAATTCGTCCAGGCTGGCGTATCCGTCAACCAGGCTTGCGATGTCGTCCGTGTCAACGCCTGCGGGCTGCTTGACGATAAAGCCGTATTCAGCCGCCAGCTTGGCCGCGCCGATTTCGCTCTTCATCAGGTCTTTCGTGTCGGCGGTTATCTCTTCGGAACGGAGCAAAACAGGCTCTCCGCGATACTGCGAGTGTTTGCGCTTGTACCCCACGCGCCTGCAAGTATCCACTGGCAGGAACATCGCATCGTCCAGGTCAACGCTGTAGCGGTTGCGAAGCATGGTCACAAAATAGCCATGCACCTTGCCCGTTCCGTCAACGACGACGCCCTCGACCTGCCTGCAACTTTCGGGCAGTCCGCGCTCGACCTTCCAGCGGTCGAAGTCGGGGACGCTCACGTTGCAAATCTGGTCTGCGTCGAATACGCGGATTTTGCCTCCAGTAAGCACGGGGTCGCACCATACAAGGCAGTCACCATGCACCTTGACGCAGTGCAAAATAACTCCAAGCACCTCCTGCAAGGTCTCTCCCTCAGCATATCCGCAGTGTCTAGACCACCTCCTGAACCATGCGCTCATGGTGTCAGCGTCGGCTCCGCCGAATATGAGGTTGCCGCCGTCCCTGCCGACCGTTAGGCGAATGCAGGTGTCGATGATGCTGCCAGCCGTGGTGTTGTCAACCAGATTGTCACAGAGGGCGTAGCACTTGACGCGCCACTCCGCCTTGAACTGATTCTCGGTTTCACTTAATTCCGTGCGGATTTCAGGCGGTTGGCGCGTGGGGTTAGGCTTGAGACTGTCATAGCGCGCGACTAGCACACGATTCATCAGATGGCCGACGATGGCGGTCAACGCCTTTTCGCGCCTTGCGGCTTTGGAGGGCTTCTTGGTCATAGGTCGCCCCCTATCGGCCAGTGCCTATAGTCTGGCCATTTCACGGTCATTCCAGCTATCTTCGTGCGCTGTATCAACGCCTCGATGCGGCTGTCAATGGAGACGATTTCGCTCCGCAGCTCGTCCAAACGCCGATTCGTCGCATTGACGCTGCCCGTGATGCCGTATGCGGCAGGCTCGGCCACCATTCGGTCGTACTGCTCCTGTAGTGCTTTTTTTCGCGCCAGGAGCCTGTTAATTGCGGCTATGCGGATGTTTGTTGCCATGACTGTCAATTCCTCGTTTACAAGTTAATTAACAGTTGGCAACATCCGATTTTCTAAAAAATGAGAAAAATTATTTCGCACCCGTCTTCTGCTGGTGGATTTTCCTTATCATGCGCTCCACGTAGAAACGCGGCTTGTGCCCAAGCGGGAACCCCTGCGCTGGTATGTACTGGCAGCACACGTCCAAAGCGACAAGCAGCATCTTCTCGCAGTCGAAGAAGTCGCGGCGCGCGTCGTGCGTGCTGCACCAGTTCTGGAACTCCGTGTTCCGCCCGTCCTTCATGTTGCCCGAGCCAGGGCGCACGTTGCAGAGCTGCGTGAAGTAATCTGGGAAAACGTCGTGGGGCAAATACCATCCAGGTTTGCCCGATGTGTATAGCGTCTCAAGCAGGCGCACCTGGTACTTGATGGCGTTTGCCACCCACATCTTCTTGGCCTCCTTCGCCTTGGCGAACTCCAGCTCCCCTAATTGGTTTGCGCCCGCGCCCTTGTAGTACCAGAGGTTTTTGAGCGCGAAGACGTAGGGGTCTGTGTCCTGCGTGGTGAAACCGCCGTTGTCTATGACCGCCAGCCGCACGGGCTGGCCCAGATAGCTTGCGGAAATGCGCGCCTTGACCTCCTCCATGCTGCCATCATATCCAGCGGTCAAAAGGTAGCTGCTGCCGTCGTCGCAGAACCCGCGCACGACGGAGCAGAAATAGCGTCCCTGCAGGTCTGAACTCTGGCGGTCTATCCCTGCCACCACGATGGCAAGCCGCGCGGCCAGGTCTGCGGGATAGTCGATTTTCCTCGCCTCGTTCTGCGCCTCGATGGTAACGGACGGGTCGCCGTCCCTCACATGCTTGTAGGGCATTCCAAGCACGGTGTTGGCGAGGTACTTCTTCGCGTCCCCGTCGCCGCTCGAAGCGTCCTCCTGGTGCTGGGCGATTTCAGCCCACCGCCAGAACAGGGGCTGCGCCAGCGCGCCGACCTGAAACGACCTGTGCGCCGCGCTGTTGCGCTGGTGGATGTACTTGCCCTGCCTGTTCATCTCAATCGCCTCGGCCTCGATGTGGGCGCGCCCGCAGACGGGGCATATCCACCTTATGCTGTCGGGTACTATCTCGCCCCCGTCGTCCTTCTCCCACTGCAACCCCGCCCACTTGCTGCCGTCCACGAAAAAAGCCAGTTTATTCGTTGAGGAGTATTCGCCGCACCCAAGGCAGCGGAGATGCCATGTGCCCATGCTGCCCTTCTTCCAGGCTTGATGCACGACCCCACCGAATGTTGTCGCGCTGCTGAAAACCAGAAACTTTTTTTCCTTAAAGGTCTTCATGCGCAGGCGAAGGGCGCGAACCTGGCTCATCATCTCGTCCTCCGCGTCGGCGTTTGGCAGCTCGATGAAGTCGGCCTCGTCCATTATGGCAAAATTGGCGGTGTATGATATAGCCTGTGAGCCGCCGCCCAGAAAATAGATGATGCTATTGCGACTTGGGATGTGGTATCCATCCTTGAGGTTGTTGCTTTTTATCGCGAGGTCGCCCGCCACGTCTGGAAGGCTTTTTAGCAGAGGTTCTACCGTGTCTTGGTTTGTCCGCTTTCCAAGTTTCTCGTTAGGGTACATAATCAGCCCAATGCATCCGCCATCCGCTACATGCTTTAGCAGCGCGGCCTTCCAGACCTGGCTTTTGCCTAAACGCTGGCCAGCCTGGAAGGTAACATCAGTAACCCTCGGGTCGTCGCAAGCCTCCAGCACCTCGCGCTGGTAGGGGTAGAGGTGTATCAGCCCCGACGCGCTGGATGTCTGGTCGAAACTCAAATCCACGTTGCTTTCAACCCACTCGCATATTGGCTGCTTCTCCTTCGCCCGCATCGCGTTGAGCATTATCCGCGTCGCCGTGTTGGAGGCAAGCGCGGCAAATGGGGCTTCGACGGTCTGATAGAGGTATCTCAATTTTCATCCTCCTCTTCCCCCTGCTCCAGCGGTTCCAGCGCTATCTCCAGGTCAACAGCCTCCAGCCCGTCAAGCACCGCGTCTATCGCCGCGTTGACTGCCATGCCGCGCTGAACGTTCTCCTTGAACGCCAGCAGCGCGCCGCGCAGAGCCCCCACGATTGCGCCTGCTATCTGCCTGTCGCGGTCTCTCCTCCAGTTCTCCAGAAAGGTCTTGGCCTTCTCGTTCTTGAGGGCGAGGGCTTCGGTTTCCAGCGTGGACTTGTCGCCGCCCCTCGACCTTTCCCGCAGCGCGCGGATGTATGCCCGCACCTGCTCCACGAGGTTGTAGTTTCCGTAGGCGTTTTTGGCCAGCGTGCCAGATGCCGTGATGCTGGCGACGTTGCCGCCAGACAGTCCAAGCACCGCGCCCATGCCAAGCTGGCTCACCTGTATTTTTTCAAGCTCCACTGGCGGCGTGGTTTTCGCCGCTGATTTTTTGCTTGCTTTTTTTGACTTTGTTGTTGCCATACTATGTAACAAATGATTGCTAACCAATAATAGCCAAAATTGTATTCTCAATTTTGAGAAAAGAGTGGGCTGCACGGCTCACCCCAAAAGCACCCCCACCCCCTCCAGACAGGACCCCCTGGGCGGGAGGGGTCGGGGGCCGCCCCTATGCCCCGTAATCCACCCCTGTCTTCCCCGCCTTCCTCCTAAGGTACTGCTCGCGGTTCCATTGCCGTGTCTTGTCCCTGTTCTCCCGCTGCCACCTGTTGTGGGTTGCCCTCACCCTGTCGGGATGCTCCATGCGCCACCTTCTCACGCCGTCCCTGCTCCGCTGCGGATTCTCCGCCCGCCACCGCCTGGCGTTGAGCCGTGCCCGCACCTTGCGCCACTCCACCCTCGGGCTTGCCCCGTCCACGGCAACGCGAAGCAGGCAGTCAAGCGTCCCTCGCTCGGCATTGGCGCGTATGCGCAGCAGCGCAAGCTCAAGCGGGTCGCGCCCATAGGCGTGAAGCTCCCCGCGCCTCGCCAGCCACCGCTCCGCCCAGCCCATGCAGTGAAGCAGCAGGGCAGCCCAGCAGTCGGCGCAAAGACCATGGTAGCATCCAGCCTCCAGCGCGTGCCCGCGTCCGCAGTGGGCGCAGGGCTTGCCGCTTTCGGCGAACTTGCGCGTATCGTACTCCCCGAAGTAGTCCGTGAACCAGGCGGGCGACTTCACGCAGACAATCAGCGGGCTGTTCTTCTTGTGGTGGTCTCTGGGTTTCATTCCGCACCATCCTTCTTCGTCCCAGTCAAGACCCTTGGCTGGATGCCGTGCCTCTCCGCGATGAGACGCCTCGCGCAGTTTATGATGCCTCTCGTGTGTGCGTCCATTTCCGCGTCCAGAGCGTCGAAAAGGTCGTCCGCCACGCATCCCCTGCATCCACCGCGTCCGCACGAGTGGAGCCTGTCCATCACAAAACAGTTGAAGGACAGCATCTTTAGGAACGCAGGCCTTCTCACCTGCTCTTCATATCCACCTTCAAAGATTCCGTCCGCGCTGTCGTCGCTGTAAACCTGCGCCATAGCCTTGGCCAGCCTGTCGAAACTGTCTTTTTTGTCCGTCATTTTACCACCGCCTGTAAATCGTTAGCATTGATGTGTGTGTATATGCCTATCGTCATCTCCAGCCCGGAATGCCCAGCATACGCGCATACCGCCTTTGGGTTGGCGCCATCCCTTATGCGGCGAGAGATGAATGTGTGCCTTAGGCTGTGGAAGGTGTATTTTTTGATTCCGAGCTTTTTCAGGATGCGCTCGTACTTTGAGCGCAGCTCGCGAACCTCGACTTTTGAGTTGGTATTGGGGAACCTTATGATGCTCGTCTCCGCGTCCATACCCTCCGCAAGGTACGAGATTATGGAGTATGCCGTTTCGTCAAGCGGAATTGTCCGCATTGATGTCTTGCTTTTCGGCGTCGTGTAAACAAGCTTTGTCGCCTTGTCTATGCTGTCATACACACGCGTAAGCGTCCTGTTGACGGAGAGCGTCTTTTTTTCGCCGTCGAAGTCGCCAGCCTTTAGGCCGCAAATCTCGCCTATTCTCATTCCCGTGTGGAGCGCGATTACAACGCCAGCCGCCCCGAAGTCAGAGCGGCAATTGTCCACACAGTACTTTTCAAGCTTGCAATAATCCTCATCCTCCATCTCCTTGCCGTGATTTTTATTCACGCGCCGAAAAGAGAATGGCTTTTCGTTCTCTGGCGGAACCCTGCAAATGCGCCTGTCCCTAAGCCACCTTATGAGGCGCATCAGCTCTCCTATGTAGTCCTTGAAGTATGTCGTATGCACCTTCTTCTCGTCGATGTACCTCTGCACAGCTATCCAGGTAAGTTCGTCGATATACTTTTCCCCCGTGAACTCCTTTGTAAACTGCGATTTAAGAAGCTTGGAGATGACATTGGCTATTGACGTGGGCTTGACCCGTCCCTGTAGATAGTCTCTGTACTCGGCGATTACGTCCGCTATTTTCTTCCTCGGCAGCCCGTCGTCGGCTGGCACGGACGCCTGCGCCTCGATGCGATGCACCTCTGGAGCTGCCTCTATCACCATGCCTGGCACGTCGCCTTGCAGCACGCCCCCAAGCCTCGCTATGAGCGCGGCGGTCAGCGCCTGCTGCTGCTCCATCATGCGGAAAAGCCTTTCCTCGGTCTCGGTCATATCGCCGCCTCCAGCCATTTCTCGCCAGCCTCAATCGCCCTGGCGAGGCTCATTGCGATAATGTCGTCCTTCCGCTCGCGCCCATCGTACACCGTTACCTGCGCGCGGTCTGGCATTGGCAGGATTTCGGCTCGCCTGCTGCCAACTGTCTTTGTCCACCAGCCCATGTACGGGTTCATTTTGTAGCCAGCATCAACCAAAGTTTTCACGTCGTCCTCACAACTCATTCTTTACCTCCTTCATCGCCTCAATCACCTCCAGCACGTTCTTGTATCCGCGCCTAAGCCTGCAATTTTTCTTGATGTCTTCTGCCGCCTCAACGAGGCAGTTGGCGAGGTCAATGAACGCCGTCCAGACGTCGTACTCGTCCTTCGCCTCGCCAAGCCTTGCCACCGTGGTAAGCACCGTGTTCTTGAGTATGACCACCCAGTCGCGGTTGTCGCTCTCCGCCTGCGCTATCAGCCTGTTAATCTCCGTCTCGATGTCATTCACCATCTTCCATCTCCTTGAAAATCTTTCGATAGTTGCACATTTTCTTAATCTCGTTCGTCACCGTGTTGTTGATTACCGTTATGCCGAAGTTCCTCCAGGCGTTCGCCGTGCGCCCCTTCGCGGGGTCAAAGCGCGCGTAGCCCTTGACAAGCCGCACCCAGCACGCGCCCGCGATGTCCTCGCGCTCCCAGCGCGTTAGGCGGTAGCGGCGGAGCCTTATGCGGATGCATCCGCGCAGCCACTCCACCTGCTCTGGCGTGAGGTCATGCATCCCCCGCCAGCATCCTCCTGATGTCATGTCTGGAATACAGCACCTTCCCGGGCGTTATCTTCGCCCTCGCTATCATGCCGGCCCTGCTCCAGCGCATGAGGCTCTGCACGGAGCATTTGAGCATCGCGCAAGCCATCGCAAGCAGTGATATTGATAACGCAAGCACAAACTCTGCAACGTCATTCATGTCTTTCATCTTTCAAATCTCCTCAATTGTTATCACTGTCATTTTTTCGCCTTTCTCCTGGCGATACTCCCATTCCAGCCCGTCCTTTTCCGCGTCGCCCTTCCTCCCAAGCAGCTCGGCGATTGCGTCGCGGAGCTGCTTGCATCCCCCAACGAGATTATCGTCGTCGAGCGGCCTGGGAGAACGGCGCGTGATGGCGACACGGAGCCTTGCAGCGTCCGCGCCCAGAACGTCCGCTCTCTGCACTTTTGCGACCAGTGCTTCTGCCTGTTGAGGCTCGGGGTCACGCGCCCCAATATGATGATTTTGAGCATCCAGTATCTCCGTTATCCGCGCCCGCACCGCTGGCGGGAAATCGTCAAGCCTAAGCCTCGCCATAGTCGAACTCCATCTGCCTTGCCGCCAGCTCCGCGCCAGCCGCGTTGGCGTAAAGACGCTCCACCGTCCTGTTGATGCCATTAGCGCAAAGCGACCCCGCCCGCTCCCACTCTGCAAGCATGGCGAACCCATCGCACTCGAAGCCGTACTCGCTCACATAGAGCGGCGCGGTCTGCGCCTCGCACCACTCGCGGAACGCCGCGTGGTCGAACTCGTGGAGATAGTTTTCCGTCCCATCATACGGCGGGTCTGCGTATATCACCGCGCCATCTGGAATGGAAACATCCCTGTAGTCCGCCTTGGAGACCTCCAGGCTTTCCAGGCTTTCCAGGCGTTCCAGGCGTTCCAGGCTTTGCAGGTTTTGCAGGCGTTCCAGGCTTTCCAGGCTTTCCAGGCTTTGCAGGCTTTGAAAACGTGCCAGGCATTTCTCCTTTGTCTCGCCCTTGCGCCGCGCTATCGGAACCAGCCTGTCAAGCTCGCGGATGACCTCGCGGAACGCAAGGTAGCGGCTATGCAAATCTGGCGCGAACATCAGCCGATGCACGGCACGCTTGTAAGGCTCGATTTCGCGGCTGTAGAGGTACTCTCTCTGGTTGTTGCCGAAGCTCCAGCACAGTCTAACGAACGGGTCAACATCCTTGAATGCGTTGAATTCGTCCCGCCCGACCCAGCGGTCGCAGCCGCGGTACTTGCCAAGCGCGGCGTCTTTGAACAGCGTCGGGGCGTCCGTTATGTCGTTGGCTATTATGCGCCGCCACTTGCCGACCAACAGGGCGCGGTGGGTCACGGCGCAGCCTCCCGCGAAGAGGTCAACGAGCGTGTCGGCTGGCGGCAGGATGCCGCAAATCCTCTCGGCGAGGTCGTTCTTGCTGCCCATGTATGGGAGGCCGTATCTCATCTCTGCGCCCTCCTGTCGCCGCCTGGCAGGGCGATGAACTGGCACATCCCCGCCAGCCTTGAAAACGTCCTTTCCCCGTATGCCTGCCTGAGCATGGGGACGGTGAGGTTGGTCGCGAAGAAGGTTCTCCATCCCTCGCGCTCCCACTCGTCCCACCTTGCGTCGATGATGGTGGCCATCACGTCGGCGGTGTTGCCGAAGCTGGCCTGTCTGCCCGATTCAGTCCCCAAATCGTCGATTATCAAGTCGTGCTTGCGGTGGTACATGTCGCCGCCGATGTCGCCGTACTGCTGGCAGTTGCACAGCTCCAGGAACTCGCCGCTCCTGCGGTGCAGCCCCGCGCACTGGAGGCACAGCGTCCGCGCGTCGGTGTAGGCTATCCCCATCTCCTCCGCGATGAAGCGCAGGCGGGTCGTCTTGCCGTTGCCAACGCCGCCCATGAAACAGACCGCCCTGCAGCCGTCCATGTCGTGAGCCGCCACCCTGCACATCAGCTCCAAATCGCCAGGGTTGTCAAGCCCCCACGCCGCCACCTTCGGCGCGTAGTGAGCCGTGAATTTTCGCCAGTCACGAGCCAGGGTACTTGGCGACCAGCGGGTCGTTTGCGAAGTCGGCCTCGTGGCCAACGACGTGGCCGCCTCTGATAGTGTTTGCATTGTCATTTTGCACTCCTTGGTTTTGGTGTGTGATTTGCTTCCTTGCCTCCACGAAAAGCCTTATCCTGGCCTTCCAGTCGGTTATCCTGCTGCCTCCCACCATCCAGCCCTTGCTACGGTAGTTGTCCAGGAAAATCAGCGCGTCGTCCTCGGTGAGCCTGATGCACTGCGCCTCGGCGGCCTGGATTACCTCTTTCGCCGTGGTTGGATAGCGGAAATCATTTTGAGCTTGGAGAGGGGGAGAGAGTTCGCCTTCTCTATCTCTCTCTATCTCTAAATTCTCTTTATTATTATTATTAATAAGGTACGTGTTTTCCTGCGTATTAACCTGCGTATTAACCTGCGTATTAACCTGCGTAATTTGTTTACCTGCCCCCGTTTTTTCTGGGTTAAGTTCTTCTCCTTCAACAGGATAATTTCCTGCACTATTACCTGCATCATTACCTGCGCCATTTGGAGAAGGTTTTCTTTTCTGCCTATCCTCCCAGTTGTTGAGGGTTATCAGCGTCTTGGGCCGCCCCTGGCCTAGATGCACGGGGTCGGGCTCCTCGGAGACCTCCCCGCTCCGCGTGAAAAGCCCCATGATGCGCGAAACCGTGCGTGTGGAGATGCCGACCTCCGCCGCAAGCTCCGCGTAGGTGGTTACAAGCGTCCCTGGCGGCATGACCGCGCCCATGTGCCTCCACTCCCCATCGTGGGCGGAGAGTATCAGATGCAGGAAGAGCAGGCGCGCCTCCTTGGAGCCGTACCACTCCCACTCCAGCATGGAGCGGTGAAGCTTTACCCACGGGAGCCTAGGCATTGCCATCCTCCCCGCGCGCTTTCGCGTAGAAGTCCGTTATTTCCAGGAAAGGCGTTGAATCCTCTATTGTCTTCGCCATCCCCAGTACGCGCTCGAAGGCTACCTGTATAGTGTCGGCAGACCTCATCCCCCTAACCTCGATGCCGTAGCAATCAATTTCAAGATACCCCCTCCAATGGTCGTATTCGTACCGCCACGAGTCATCTGCAATCCACCTCTCAAGTCTAATCCTGACGCCTCTGCGCGGGCGGGCCACCCATGCCCTTGCGGTATAGCCATTGAACCTGTATCGCTCCGAGCCAAGTACGGGCTTAAAAAGGTGTTTTCCCAGAAAATCCGCCTCTTCCTTCGTCGGCTGTATCTTGCAATGTCTCATTTCGCCTCCACCTCCACAAAGTCCCTCCCCTCCACCTTGTCGGTGGCGAATACGGGGTATTTCCGCGCCTTGAGTGCCTGCTCGCATTTCTCCACCATCCGCGCCCTGAACTGCCCCATGCTTGCGTTGTCGGGCACCTCCCCACGGAAATGCACCATCACATCAAGACTGTCATTTGTGCTACATTCTGCGTTTTGCTGATTGTAGCACATCGGGCGAAGTACCAGAGACCTCGCCACGCGTCTCAAAACGTCGGATATTGTCAGCCCGCAGTGCTTGCAGGCCATTTGCAGCGTCTCCGCCTGCCCACGTGTTATTCTGATTGTTCCCATGCTTAACTCCTTGGTTTCAAAAGGGCAAATCGGGCTGCGCGTCGCCCGCCTGCGGTGAAGAAGATGCAGCACCCCCGCTGCTACCACCAGGGGAAGGAATAACCCCCGCGGGGGGCTGCAAACTGCTGTTGGCCTGCGGCGGCACCCACTGCCCGCCCTGGTACGTGTGCGCCTGCGGCGGAGGCTGTTGCGCCTGGTATGCCGCCTGGTACTGCCCGTATGTCTGGGGCTGTGGCGCGTACTGCTTCGGCGCGTCCTCCATGATGCGGACGATGGACGCCGCCACGACTACCATTTTGCTTTTGCTCTGCCCGTCCTGCGTCTTCCAGCTCTCGTTGGCCAGCCGCCCCTCCACGCGAACGAGAACCCCAGCCGCCATCCAGGGGATTGAGGCTAGCTCGCCCCACAATGCTATGTCAGCCCAGGTTTCGTAATTTTTCTTCTGCACCTCCCGAACAGACCTAATGCAGATAGTCCTTTTGGCCGTGCGCTCAAACTGCCGCGCGGTGCCCGCGTCGCTTATGCGCCCCTGTATCTCAACGTGGTTGGCGTCGTTCATTTCAGCACCTCCCCGCGCGCTTTGGCAAGCAGCGCGCCTATTTCGTGCTCCGTGTCGGCGTCTATCTTGTCTTCCAGCTCGCAGAACTGGAGCATTCCCTTGATGCGCTTTAGCAAATAGTACATTTCGGGAGCGCAGGCGATTAAAGCCCCGTTCGCAACCTCTCTTTCGTTGCCAGCGCATCCGCTTGTCGATGCAATCCATAAGTTGTTTCCCTCTGCGCGTATTTCAGCCCTTTTTAGCAAAGGCGATTGCAATAACACGCCAAACCACGGCCCTGTGGTAAACAGCTCTTTAGGCTTCTTCGTCCTGCTCATTTCCAGCCCTCCTTCCGCACCAGGCACACCCGCGCTGGCTTGTCCTGGAGGCACCCCGCCAGCAGCTCCTCGAACGCTTGTTCAGCCTCTTTTTTGGTCTTGTACTTGCCAACTCTGGTCGTCGAATCGGCGTACTTCGCCTTTAGCTTGCTCACGCTCAAAGAGCAGCACTCCAAAAAGTCGGACTGCTCCAGCTCGTCGAACAGCATCACCCACGCCTGGCAGATGTTCTTCGCCTCGCGGCCGCCGCTCTGCTCCCTGACCTCGTAGCCGAAGCACTCGCCCGACTGCTGGCACCGCCGTATCATCTCCGACTTTACCTGCTCCGCGAATTTCGCGGCGATCTGCAACCGCTCGTGCCACGCCGCCAGCTGCGCGTCCTGCCACTCGGCGAGCGGCGCGACCATCCCGTCGTGCGCGATGCCGTTCGCCGCGCCGACAACGGCCAGCCTCGCCGCGCACACGCCAGCGGCGGCGGCCCTGCAATACCTGCACTGGTCTTCCCCGGGGTTGCAGGGTGCATCGTCTTTTTGCGCGCTGCGGATGACCTTTGAGATTTCCAGGGCCAGCGCGGTCGTGTCGCCGAATTCCGCCGTCGTGAGCTGGCCGATGGCTGGGTTGAAGAAGGTCACGATTGCCGTGTCGCGCCTGTATATCTGCATTGCCGCCAGCGCGTAGGCCGCGCCCTGGAGGTTGTTCTCGGCCTCTGTGACTGGCCTGAAACCCGTCTTCCAGTCGTACACGCGCACGCAGTCGGCGCAGACCAGAATCATGTCTGACGTCCCCCAAAACAGCACCTCGCCAGGGAAAAGCGAGTACTCCACCTCCTGCTCGACGTGGGCTTCCAGCGCGCCAACCGCCTCGATTTCGGGCTTTGCATAGTCGGCTATCTTCATCGCCAGCTCCAGCTCGGCGGGGTCGTCGGTATCCTCGGGCTTTCCGCCCAGAATGAGCCTTGCGGCGAGGGCGTGGATGCGGGTTCCCCTTGATGCGTCCTCGCTCTCGCTCTCCTCCAGGTTGCTTGAGAGGCGCAAGGAACCTGGGCACTTGTCCAGACGCGCCAGCGCGCTCGGCCCCCACTCGCAGTGTTTCTCCCTGTCAGCCATTCTGCTCCTCCTTTAGAGTTGCCTCCTTTAGCTTTTTCTCCATCTCTTTCTGCTCTTCCAGTGTAAGCCCCAAAATATCAATGTACTCGTAGTAGTCGGAGACTTGTATGCAAACATCGTCCGCTATGTCAATCACGCGGTTGATTTCCCCGCCTCGCATTGTCGGGGTAAAAAACAGCCCGTAGCCGCCGAAGCTGCGCTTGGCATACTCCGCGATTATGTCTATTTTGTCTTTACCCATTATGCGCCTCCTTCCAGTTCAAGACCGTGGTGCATAGTGCTTGCACGTCGCATTTCTTGACCCAATCACAAAACTGGAAATCGGGGTATTTCTGCGCGCGGTACCACTCCAGCGCGTCGTTGATGGATATTGGCACGACCTCAAACAGCTTTTCGGCCTGCGCGTCGTATGGCGCGGCGAGGCTGTCCGATTCGTCGGCCTTGGGGGTCACGTCTATGGGAGACGAAAAACGCGATTTCGGCGCGTCCTGCGCCCCCTGCTGCACGTCGTCGCCGTCCGCCAGCTCCAGCCCCGTGATGAGCTGGTAGAGCCACGCGCGGGCCTTCTTGGTCGCCTTGCCGATTATCGCGTCGATGCCGACGCCCTTGGCCTGCATATTCTCGGTGAATCGCACGGCGAATTCCACGGTCTCCTTCCTCTGCTTGCCTTCCTTGTCTCGCCACGCTATAATCATCGGCTGCGTCGCGACTGGCGTTGAGATTTTTGTCATCCCTGGAGTAATCATGTATTTGATGCCAAGGTTGGCAAGGAGCTTTCCAGTGCCTTCTTTGGTTACATAGCACCTGCTGTCAATGATGTTCCACTCGTTGCCCACGGGCGCAAGTCCGCGCAGGGTCGCCTCGATGAAGCACTGGCGCACCACGGGGGCTGGATAGCCGCCCTTGTCGTCCTTGTCAGTCTTGAAACCGATGCTGGAACCCTGGAGCTTCATAATCGGGGCCATGAGGTCGTCCGTGAGCATCGCCTCTATCTGCGCGATGCCGTTCGCCGTGGTTATCATCGCGGCGAAGGGGTTGCCGCTGGCGGTGGCAAGGCCGCACTCCTTCGATATGCGGTCAAGCTCCATGATGCGCTCGTCGTCGGGCTTGATTAACGCTAGTTGTTGTGTCATTTTGTACTCCTTTTTTTGTGTCTTACTCCTTGATAAAAGCCCAGAAAATGCCAAGGAGTTAAACATCTTGTCGGCGCGGGCTTGACGCGCCTATCTGGGCAAGCCAAAGAGGCCGCTGGCCGGAGCGCGGATTTTGCGCTATGCCATTATCCGCGTGCGTTGATATCTGGAACTGGTCTCGTTCCAGCGGCCAAAGGGAAAGGGGCGGCGACGGCGGGAGGGTAGAATGGATATTGGGGGATAGCCGCCGCCGCCCCAAAGTGTCTATGCGAGCATCATCGTGGCGAACACCGCCGCCCCGATTGCCCACAGTGCGAGCGCGGCGTATGCCGCCAGCTCCAACGCCTTCATCTCCAGGTCTCCAAACTTCATGGCTGTTTCTCCTTGTTGGTTGTTGAAAGTTCGCGGGGTTGCAATTACGGCCCCCGTAGCCCGCGTCGGCAGCCCCCGCGCACTCATGCAAATGAGCGGGCCAGCAGGACGGCCTTTTTATCCCTGCGCCGCCCGCCGATTGCATTCACGGCCATGTTTCCAGGTCGGCGGGTGGATTCGCAAGCCCCCGCCGTTTGCCCCGCGCGGAAACCCGATGGGAAAGGGCGCGGGGAGGTCGCCTATTTTTGGTCAATCTTCGCTTCGTCCTGCCCATTTTTGGGCAAGTCCTTCAAAATTTTTTTGCCAAGCTCGACCAGACCATCCCGCATAATCTGCGAGGTGTTGTTGGTGTGCATCTCGTTCTTGAGGCGCGCCAGCAGGTCTTCGTGGTATCCCTTTATTTCAATTGCGGCTATCATTCCATCCTTTGGTTTTGTTGTTAAATGTGCCATCTGTTCTTTCGTGATACTACTATATCCCATATTTGGGCAATGTCAAATAGTTTTCTTGATTTTTTTATAATTTTTATTATTTTTTTTCACACCTACCCACAAAAAGGAGTTTAAAAAAAATGGGCATATACGAAAATCTACAAAGCGAATTCAAGCAAAACAGGGCGGACGGCTTGACAAACGAGCGCATAGGGGAGAAATACGGCATATCCCACTCCCACGCAAACCGCCTTCTCAACGGCGACCCCGCGCAGTTCGGCTCGTTGAAGTTCTCAACCATCCTCCGTATGTTCCCCCGCGTCCGCCGCCTTCTGGAGGGCGACGCGCAGACCATCAGCATCTCCAACTCGCCCAGCTCCGCCGCCGCCATAAACGGAACCGCCAGCGCGGGAGGGGCGGAGGGGGCAGTAGCAAGGATAATGGCAAGATGGAACGCCCCGCATAAAAAGCGCATGAAAACTACCGCAGCACAATCCCCACGACTGCGATAGTGGTGGTCACCAGCCACGCCAGGATGCTCAGCCACCCCGCCAGCGCACTCCCCCACCACGACGAACGCGCACGCGCCACCGCCAGCTCGCGCTCCAGCGTCGCCACCTTGGCGACTAGCCCTGGCTGCCCGTTGCCGTACAGGGCGCGGTAGTCGCTCTCCAACTTGGTCTTTATCTCCCTGACATCGGCGTAGATGTCCCGCACAAGTTTTTCGGTGTCGTCGCTCATTCTTTCCACTCCCAATGGCGTGAACCAAAAATCCGCACGCCGATGTACGTTAACAGGCATTTCCATATTGGGTATCCGTTATCCTGAAGCGCGTCGCAATACCAGCTGTCGCAGTCGGCTCGGTCAAGCCCGAGCCTCGCGGCGTTGTCGTAGAGCCAGTCATGCGCTATTGACGGCGCAAGCGTTATCGGATCCACTGGAGGCGACAGCAGCCGCCAGAAGAAGCGAGGGACGCTCGCCCCGTCGGATACATAGCCAGCGGGGACCGTTGCATGCAGCGGCCTCGCCATCGTGGCCGTCTGAATGCTGAGCGAAAGCGGGGCGGTGAGGGTGATGCAGGTTGTGAGCCTGTCCCCACGCGCCTTCAGGCCTACTATGACTCCAGGGGCTTCCAGCATGGCTAGCCGTTGATTTTGGCGATGAGCCCGCCCACGATGTCGCGCACCTGTTGGGCAGTCCACGGGCCTGTGCGGACGGGGGACACGCCGACTGCCTTGTCGCCGCTGATGGCGTAGAACTGCGGGGTTGTCGAGCCGACCTTGCTTGTCTTGCCGTATTTCGTTCGGTTGGCGATGCACTTCGCGTCGTCCTTGTTGACGTACAGCGCATATCCCTTCGCGGCCAGCCACGACTTGAAAGCGTCGTCAAGCAGCGGGTAAAGCTCCGCGCAGCTCGGGCAATACTTGATGCAGTTGACGAGGATGGTGGGGCGGTCGAACACGTCGGCCTTGTCGGTGATGTCGTTCTTAGCCCCGCGTGGGGAATAGGTTGTCTTTGCCATCTTACTTTTCCTCCTCGCTTTTTTCGTCTTCCTTCATCTTCTCCACATACGCCTTCGCCGCCTCTGGGTCAACCTTGGCGAGGTCAACTAGGTAGCCCGTTATCTGCCTGCCAGTGCGGTAGGTGATGCGGCGCACGCTCTTGGCGGTCATCGCCTCGCCGTTGCCGTCGTCGTCGTCCGTCTCAACGCTGGACTTCACGTTCTCCCGCGTGCCGTTGATGGAGATTAGCCCGTTGACGTAGAGGATGTTCGCGGATTCGTTGCCGATTCTAAACACCTTGCCCACGCCCACGAGGTTCGCATTGTGCGAGCAGCCAGCAGCGAAGAGGGTTGCCGCCGCGAGGATTGTTAGAATGATGTCTTTCATTTTTTAGCCTCCTAAATGTTAGTGTGTTCCGCTATGTACTGTTGCAGCATCAGCACGTTCTCCGCGCTGAACAGCTCGGGGTACTGCGCCATGATGCCCTGCGCCGCTGGATAGTCCATGTCAATGTCCGAGAACCCCGCCCACGCTATCTGCAAATCCATGTCGCTTGCGTAGATGGCCTTGGCCTGCTCGTACAGCCCGCACCCCATCAGGGCCTCAAGCAAGTCCCCCTTTGAGAACTGGCGCAGAAGCACGGGCTCTGGGACTGGAATTGCGTCGTAGTGGTAGGCAAGCACGGTGATGAATGAAAGGTCGTCCTCGACATTCTTGTCCTGCATCTCCTGGTGTTCACCCGTCTTGCGCCTCTCTCCAGTTTCTTCGTCAATTTCATAATCTTCGATAGTAACTTGCCTAGGCTCAACGTGATACGACTTTTTTGGGGTGAAGCTGAACCTGTCGAGAACTGTCGTGTAGCCTTCCCTGTCCTCTGGACATTGCTCAAGCGGGTAGAAATGACGTTTGGCAAGCAATGCACGATGTGTGTTCCAGTTCGGCACGCCGACAAAGTCCGCGTCCGTCGGCTCCTGTATCTCCGTTTCGGAAATGAATTTCGCGTATCGTGTCATTTTTTGTTCTCCTTATGTTTATGCGTTTGGATTAAGCAGTTTAGGCTCTATCACCCACTGCCCGAGCAACGCCTCCCACGTGCACCTGAACGCCACCACGGAGCCGTCGGCGATAGTGCCAGCCAGAGGCAGTGGCGTTATCGGGTTGCCCGAAGCGTCCTCGAAGGCGTAGGTGAGGACGGTGGCGGAGAAGCGGACGGTGAGGATGCACTCGTGGGTGCGCTCATCGATGGCGGTTATCGCCTTGGCGCCTGATGACAGGCCGGTGTTCGTGTAGGTGTTGTCACCGACCGCTGGGGCAGCACTGGAGGTGTAGCGGTTGGTGGTTCCGCTAAGCCAGCCGTAGTAGCCAGTGCCGTCGGTGGCGGGGTTGCGCGTGAAATAGCGTCCGTCTGCTATGATGCGCAGCTGTATGGCTGGAAGAGTGTAGGTGGATGCACTGTCGGGGATGTGCGACTGTACGCCCTCTGCGAGCGTGTAGGCGGTGGTCGCGGAGGGGATGGTCGTAACGCCCTGCTGATGGCCACCTGCTATGTAGAGGTCGCCTGTCCAAGAAAGCTCCAATGCATTGGAACGCATATTATCCGCCGTACCGCCACCAACGGTTAGCGGCGCTTCTATTGGGATGTTGTATTTTCCCATAATCACGGTATTGTCTTGGCCTGCCTTAAGGTGGTTGCCAAACAGCACGACATAACTCCTGCCATTGACTGTGCAAGTATTTCCAACGAGCAAGGAATACCATCTACCACCAGTATTCGCACGGCCTATGCAGACATATCCGCCATCTACGACAGAATGATTATTGCCCCCAATATCTATCCATTTAACAACGCGTAGTCCATGGTCAATACAAATATCGCCTGCGAACGTCCCTCCCTTCGCGTTGATGTCGTCCACCCACGTGTAGCTCCACACGGGCTCCTCCTCCGTGCCCGTGTTCGCTACCGCCGTGCAGTGGTAGGTCTTGCTTGTGGTAGTGTCCACGTAGAGCTGCCCGACGCTGCCAGCCGTGCTGGTGGTGGGGGCGGTCGTGCCGATGAGTGGTGTTGCGATGCCCAGCGTGTCCTGCGCGGAGGCCTTCTGCGCGTCGGTGAGCTGGATTTTTTTAGCGTCGGTCAGGGCGGCCGCCACGGCGTAGTTGAGCTTTGCAATGCACAGTGGGATATAATTATAGTTAGATGACCCGCCCCTATCATCTATCGACTGTGTACTCGCTCCGCTTACATACAAACCCCCGCTATTGTCAGTGGCCAGTCCTAAAGATGGTTCTATAATGCCTAGTCTATGTTGAGACTTACTTGCTTTAGGGAGCTGAGTTGCAGGGACTAGTCCCTCACTGTCCAGTCCCGCCGCTCCATTAGCAGCTCCCACCTGACTCTGCATCACGTAGTCGTCCGACACAGCCCCCTGCTTGTGCGGCCAGACGAGCCACTGGCTCTTCACGGCGGAGTATTCGCAGTCGAACTCGTACACGTCGCCAGCGGAAATCGTGGGCGTGAACAGCGGCGTGAGCGCGTTGCCTTCCGCATCCTCGAAGGAGTAGGTCTGCACGGCGGCAAAGTCGATGGTGAGCTTGATTCTGTGCGCCACGCTATCATCAGTCACAGCAGGAAAGACGTAGGTGCTGGCGGCGGCTGGCGCGTGGAAGTACTGCCAGCTATGGTTGTTCGTGGTTGCGCTTGCGTCCAGCAGGCTGTAGGCGGTGGTCGCAGATGGGATGGTGGTCACGTTGGGAAGGACGGAGCGAACGGCGTAGTCGAGGTTGTTTGGCGTGATTGTGTGCGTTGTGCTTTCGCGCGCGTCTATCTCCGCGTCGGTCGCCTGCTGGGCGGAGCCTCCGCCTTCACCCTCGCCCCAGATTGGCTTGCCGTCTTCGCCCAGTTTAAGCACGTTACCCGCCTGTCCAG